TTTGAAATCCAAGGTTGGTAATAGTAATATGTTGCGGCGGTATTGTTCCGCCGGAACCAATATTGGCACCTGTCTGTTGCAAGCTGTCAGCTGTTTGTGCTGCATATGAAGCACCCGAGGCCAATGAAATTATAGAATTGTCCAGGCCTTCACCATACAAGGTAGCATAAGGAGGAATATTAATTGTACCAGTTACTTTGTATACTCCAGCAGGGAAAAATAGGCTACGACGGATTTGTGGATTAGTATCTCTGCAATACAATTGGTATAGGGCACGATTAATTGCTGCTGTGCAATCTGTAGAACCGTCACCTACTGCACCAAAATCCAATACACTGGCAAATTGATCAAGCCACGACTGCAAACTTAAATCAATTGGCGTACCAGCAGTGGGACCAGTTTGCACTGTGTAACCAGCAGCCGGTCCTTTGTAAGTGTAGGTTGTGGAAAAATTTAAAATATCACTGAATTCTGTTAAAATTTCAGTGTTACCAATAATTGGGGCGCCTTCTTCTAAGGTACCGTTACCAATGTAAAGTTGACGTGTGTCTGTGCTCCAACCAAACTCTGCGCCTGCCAGTTGTGGTAGATTTTCTGCTAAACCTTTGCGGTTTGTAATTTGGGATATTTGAACAATGGCCAATTTAGTCTTCCTTGAATTCTATTCAGTATTTAGCTGTTTAGGCCAGTAGGTAATACTGCTCTAGGCGGCGCCACCATTGGTCTGCCCAGTAGTCAAAATCCTCGGGTTTCAATACAAATTCCTGGTAAACAGGACGGGCAAGTGGATTGCCCATGTCGTCTACAGGAGGTTTAACACACATTAGCACAACACCTTTGCGTATGTTTGTGCCGTAAACTTCGTTGTGAGCTAGAGCATAGGCCACTAGTTGTAATTTATAGTCAGTGATCCAAGATTCTTGCTTGGGCTTGTTGGTTTGTTTAAAGTCCAGAATGCTTTCGTCTTTTTGATGTATGCCCACGCAGTCTGTGGTTCCAGCATACAGTTTAGGAAAATACAAAGGAATCTCTACACCCCAGAACTCATCAACATTTTTAAGTCCGTCTTCAATCACAGTTTGTGCCATAGCGTGACTTGCCCAACCAAATGGATTTGTTCCACGCTCTTTTAGTTCATTATTTTTTACATAATGTTCTAAGTAAGTATGCATACGTGTGCTACGATTAGCGGCTTCTGTAGTAATCTGCTGTGCTTTGGCATGCCCTACATTCTTGCGCCATTGCTCTAGTGCGGCTCGCGATTCGGCTGGTTTAGTTTTGTCCAGGATAGTTGTTACACTAGGAACCTTGGATCCGTCTGGTGTAGAATACAAGCGTTTGCCTTCTTCGCTTGTGCGGCTTAGTTCATGATAGTTAAATTTTGGATTATACATCGATTTGTTCTACCTGGATTCCTGATTTTTCCAGAAACGTAATACCGCTAGCATCCCTATAAGCGTTCCTATATAGAACACTGCTAATACCACTTTGGTAGATAAGTTTAGCACAGTCCAAACATGGAGCATGGGTAATAAACATAGTAGCGCCCATACCAGATTCGTTAGATTTAGCAAGTTTTGCGATTGCATTTGTTTCAGCATGTAATACTTCCGGTTTGGTTTTTAGTATAATGTGAAATCCGTCTTCATCGTATGTTTGATCTTCGCAATCGTTATCCCAACCAGCCGGCATACCATTATAGCCAATAGAAATAATTCTATCATCCTTGACTACAATAGCGCCAACATGTAGGCGGCGAGCATGACTTAGTTCTGCAAATGTTTCTGCGGTTTTTATGTATGCTTGTTTAAGTTTGTCTTTCAAATTCTAAAACTTTCTCCGCATCCACAACGGTCTCGTTCAAGAGGATTATTAAATTCAAAGCCTTCGTTAAGGCCGTGACGCACATAGTCTACTTCGACACCATTTAGGTATGCCGAACTTTTAGGATCAACTACCACAACAAATCCATCTTGTTCAACTGTGATGTCTTCGGAGTTAATGTTATCAACATATTCTAACACATAAGCCAGCCCCGAGCAACCTGTGGTCTTTACACCCAAACGAATACCAGCATAGCCTTTGGCTGTGACTAACTTTTGTATTTTGTTTCGAGCGGTGTCAGTAAACGAGATCATATACTGCAAAAAAATTGACAAGCACGTAGTTGCTGACCATTGTCAAAGGTCTTTTCAATTTTTGTAAACAGAGCGACAGAATTTTCAATTGACTGAAAATGATCTAATTCTTCTAAGCCCGAATAAAACTTTGAATTAGTTTTATCTAATCCTAGGTAACAACAAGGCTTAACTATTCCTTCGGATGTGATATAAACAGATTTATTTTTCTTTGCTTCACACGTGATAGTTTTAGGCACAGTTGAGAAATAGTTCTCTGAATTATTCTGTCTGTGATTTTTTTCAACAAATGTGTCATCTATTGTGTTGGGTTTTTGTAAATCTATATTGCTTAATTTAAATATCTTTTGTCCTTGTCGATTGTACACAGGGCCTTTGTTTCTGGTGGTTGGTCGAATGTTAAAAGAAAAAAAGTTCAACTCTTTTGACCGCTGAGTTGCTTCTTTAACTTGATGTTTATTATGTTCAAACTCAGTCATTGTCCAAACAGCGCGACCGCCTGCATCAATGTAGATTTTGGCATTCTTGATTACCTGTTGATATGTGGTATCTTGACGATAAATGTGATGAGTATCTTCTAATCCATCAATACAGAAGGAGATTTCTAAATTCAATTGTGCCAGTTGATGCCAAAAATTCTTGTCGCGGGCACCACCATTGGTGCTGATGTGTATCTTCATGGTTGGATTTATAGACCTCAACCATGAGATTATTTCAACGCTTTCGGGATTCATTACAAAATCACCGTAGTTGCCATTGATTATAACTTCATCTAATTGATTGACCAATGTACCAGGCAGTAGCGTTTGTAACCGTGCCAGCGATAGATTAGTTTCTGTGTATCCAAGATTGTATGGGTAACCGTAAAAATTTCTTGGGCACAACGGGCATCTAGCATTACATAAAGAACTTAATTCTAAATGAATATGTCTAATTTCATTGACTCTAAACATGCTTTTGACGATAGTCTGCTACCGCGGCTTTGATGGCGTCTTCGGCCAGGATGGAACAGTGGATTTTGACTGGTGGGAGAGCAAGTTCTTCAGCAATTTGGCTATTTCGTATGGATCCTGCTTCTTCAAGTGTTCGACCTTTGACCCATTCCGTAACAAGGCTAGAACTTGCGATTGCACTTCCGCATCCGTATGTTTTGAATCTTGCATCTGTAATAATCCCATCTTGTACTTTTATTTGTAATTTCATCACATCACCGCAAGCGGGCGCTCCCACCATGCCCGTACCAACTGAATCATCGATTTCAAATTTGCCCACATTGCGTGGATTTTCGTAGTGATCTACAACCTTGTCTGAATAGGCCATTTAATTCTCCTTGATTTATTATACAGTATTTAATTAATCTTGTCTACGTTTCATGGCACTTTTGGCCATGTTACTGACAACTTGTTCAGGATTATCCACTGCGGCTGTGGCATCAGTATCTACATTCGAAATCTGATCTGCTGCGCCAGTATTGAATGTAACAACATCAGGTGTAATTTTTTTAAGAATAGATTTAATACTATTTTCTATTTCGTTTGCATTAACCAGATCGTCGTAGTTAAATGATTGCAATCCAGTATTTTGAATCAACCGAAGTACAAATTGTGTGGGCACTTGGGTTGACAGTTTACCTTCTTTAACTTTATCCTGCATAAAGCTAAGGGCAGTGACGGCCTTGGAGTACTCACTACCTTCATCATCTTCCAGTATAAAGTCTCTGGCTCGCACAATTAACGACGCTCTCTACCGAGTTCTTCTTCTCCGCCTGCAGCTGCGTCAACTGATGCAAAATCGTCTATTGCTTCTGGGTCGTTGGCTGGAATGAAGCCTGTTTCTAAATCAGCTTCCAAGTCAGCTCCCATGACCATTGGTTGGGCCACTTGTTCACCAGCCAAAGCACGACTACCTTGGTCCAAACTGTCACGGGCAACGTTTAGTGCATCCATTAAACCTTGCAATGCACCTTGTGCGGTATTCTTGAAGTTATCTGCTTGTGCTGCGCCCAATTGATCGCGGATGGTATCAAGTAGTGGAGGAAGTTCTTCGTTCATCATTTTGCTGGCATCAGTGATCATGTCTTGAATGCTGTCTACCATGTCCTTGGCTGCAAGCACTGCTTCAGCTGTTTCCAATTCGCCTTCGGTCAAGAGGTGATCTTGCTGAGAAATCCAAGATCTTAGTCCTTCTTGTACCATGAGCATTTCCATGTACTTAGGATTTTTCTCTGCTGTGTGTATGCCGTAACTACGACGAATCTTAGTAAGATTTTCGTTGATCGCAGCATTTAGACGCTGCGCTTTTCCGTAAGTTAAATTATCATAGTCGATAACAAAACCAAAACGGCTTTCCATTACTTTGTTCAGACGATTTGTAGTTTGCGGTGCTAGTTCTTTAAGGTTCATAAAATATTATCCCATACTTTCATATATTTAGCTGACTGGATTGTTTTCGTTAAATCTTCTCGAGCACATTTCAGTTTGTTTTCAGCCTCGCTAAGTCTATTTACGTACAAATCATGTTTAAAACTGTCTAAATTTCGTTTATATAGTTTAAATTTAAATAGATCCACATCATCGGAAAATTTTAAAACTCTCGAATCATGACTTAATATAGCATCGCCCGTTTTAAAATAACCTTGAGAATTGAATACTGCATAAAACATAGCACTCTGTTTACTATAAAATGTATGCACTAATTCATCATTTAATAACAAACAAAAACGGTGATCGTTGATTTTTTTAAGTTCATAGCGGCCAACAATCCAATGAGTGGGAGATGTTTGAACACACACTGGGTAAGTGGATTTGTATCTGATATCATTTAACTGTGTTTCAGCCCAGTGATCGATTTTACGTATAGCAAGGTCTATTAGTTTTTTACCCAGCTTACTTTTTGTAGATTGTGCGCCCATTTTCTTTTATTCTTTTCAAAAGACTTTTATTGACTAGGTGATTTGCAATTACCACTTGTCTGTCAGACAGTTCTGATCTCGGAACAGTGGGCGTTTCATCATCAAATTGCAGCATTAACTCTGCTTCTTCATTGGTAATGGCTACGCCAGCATGGCCAGCTATCTCTACTATTTTCATTTTATATGAACAATAAGAGTGATAACAGCGCCTATCATTGCCCCCAAGACGGTGGTGCCTATAGCGATGATTGCTTTATTTGATTCGTTGGGTGCTGCGGTGACACTTTGCTTGATGTCCGCAATAAGGCCTTCAATTTTGGACATGCGTGTGTCCAAACTGTCGAGTCTGTCGTGCAAGTTTTTATATCGTTCAGCGCACAGTTCTACATGTGCTTCTAGGTTTTCTTTTTCTATGTCTGTGGAAGCCATTACTTCTAATTCCGGGTATAGAGGATTTAGTTCAGTCAAAAAAAAAGCACCATGAAGTGCCTTTTTACTAGTCAGTCAAACTGATTACTCAGCTAAACGTAGACCAGGTTGTGTAACAACAATACCTGTAGTGTTGTAGTCAGAGCTTGTAGCTGAACGGATATTAGCTTGCAAGCTAGTTGCGTCCCATACGCTTTCTTCAACAAGAACGCTCAACAAACCATTGGAAACTGCACCGTTGTTTGCTGTACCAACTTGGTAAGCCAACAATGTTGCGTTCAAGCCAATAGTACGTAGGATTGTTTCTACGCCTTCGCCTGTACCGAATGATGTTGTCATGCTAACGTTGCTGTTGATAGCAAATGCTTGTACTGGCTTGCCAATACCTGTGCTGATCAAAACGTTTGCGCTTGCTGCTTCTGTGCTCAATGCAATGTTGCCAACGCTAACTACGTTTTGTGCATTGCCGTTTGTACGTGTAAATACTGCCATTTTATTTTTCCTTTTAAATTTCTGCGAACTAACGCATATAATTATTTATGTCTTAATTATTTTTTCCACTGTTTTGGGGCCAAAAAATTTGCTCTGCTGAACTCAATTCTGTCCACTAATTTCACTGCACTACCATCGTGTCCGATTGCAACAAACCCTTCTGGTGCAGTAACTTTGTACCCGTCGTCTGTCTTGATAAATGTGCCCATGTTTTCAACTTGTTGCATTTTTGCCAGGATCGCCAATTTACATTCAATTACTCGTTTGTAAATTGCCAAAATTCCCAATAAAGTGTTGCTATTATTTTCCATGAATTCTTCGTTAGCTACAATTTTTTCAATTCGGCGAACTACTGCTGCTTTTACACCTGACTTAACTAGTTCTTGTTCGATGGTTTTTCTGACAGACTCATTCTGTGTGGCCATGTATCGATGTATTAGTTCCTCTTGCGGGTCAGTAAAGTTTGCTTCTTTCATTAG